GCTGGTATTATAGGATTTGAAGAATATCTAGAAAAAACATTTCAAGAAGTTAGAGATACACCACACACTCAAACTTGTAGTGAACTAGTTGCAAGAATTTATGCTGATGTGGGATTAGAATTTTCAAAAAAACCTGAATACATTTCTCCAATGGATATTTACAAAAATGAAAACTTTAAAATAATTATAGAACATAAATAGAATTTTAATATTTTATATTTAAAATTTTAACAAGATAGTGTCGGAAGGCACTATTTTTTTACTTGACTTGATTACAAAAATAGAATATAATTATTGTGTATATTATACACTAAAAGGAGGACTATTATGTTATGGAATAAAAAACAAACTGAACAATTTTTAGACAACTTATTCACAAACACTTCAACAGGATATCTACAAATATCTTGTATTAAACCGGGATTTCACGATAGCAAATTCTTTCCTTTCCCTTTAAAATACTCAGACGTAGAGCAGTACATTGACAAATATGTGGGAAAAACCCATATATTCTTTTCTGTTAATCCTCGAAAAGATACAAAAGGATATGGCACAAATGAGCAAGTAGGTTGGCTTACAGCGTTTTGGGTAGACATAGATGCAAAACAACATGACAACGATATGAAAATAGCGAGAGATAATTTAAAGAGATTTCAATTAGAGCCAACTGTACTAGTCAATTCTGGTAATGGATATCACGCTTATTGGGTATTAGAAAAACCTATAAAGATAGACAACGACAATAGAAATGACTTAACAGCAGTATCAACAGCACTTCATAAATTTGTGAAAGCAGATAGCACAAAAGATTTAAGGAGGATATTACGTGTAGCAGGAACACCTAATATAAAAAAGAATGGATCAACTCAAGAAATAACTTCAGACGATAGTTTGTGGAAAATGTGTAACTTAGAAAGGGTAAATTATAATTATTATACATTACAGCAAATAAAAGATAATTTACCTAATTTAGATGAAGTTGAACAAGATAAGACAAAAGACGTAAAATTAAATCTTAATGATGTGGTTGGCTTTTCTGACTTTGAGGAATTTTGTAGAATTTTAGAAGGTAAAATAGGTGAAACTAAAGCTAATGAATTAATTAGTAATATAAAAACAATACCAGCAAAATTGCAAGGGGATAGGTCAACTAATGATTTTAGAGTTACTGTACAACTATATGATTTAGGATTTAATGACGCTGAAATACTTGAAATATTTCAAATAGCAAGATCTAAAGGTTTTGAATTAGCAGATAAATTTATAGAAAAAGGCGATAAAGGATTAGATTATTTAACGCTTACTATGAAGAAAGCTAAAATAGAAAATAATAAACTTTATGCACTTATAGATGAATTAGATAACGCCCCTGACTCTATTAAATTAACATATTTACCTAAAATATATGAATACCTAATGCAATTAAATACAATTGAGCAACAAGTAAAATTAAGAGAGATTCACGCTATATTAGGTGGAAATAAGAAGATTACATTTAATTTATTGCAAAAGGACTATGAGGTATATAAATTAAATAGCAATGTTGATAAGAACTTCTTTGAAGTAACAGAAAAAGGTAGAGTACATTTTGTCACAGAAGCTATGGCAAACTACATATTGGAAAAGCAAGAGTTTATGAACTTAGGAGGTACATTATATAGATATGCTCATGGAGTATATAAAAATGACGGGGATATATTCTTAGAGCAATTAATTCAAGATTTATTGGGTAAGGAATGGGAGCCATCTCGTTCTGATGCAGTTGTGAAATATATTTTAACAAAGACATCAACAGACTACAAAGACTTACCAGAAATAGACCATTTAATAAACGTAAAAAATGGCATGTATAATGTGGAAACAGGCGAAATTTTACCTCATTCACCAGAATATAGAAGTTTAGTGCAGTTGAATGTGGAATATGAAAAGAACGCAACATCAGAGATTTTAGACAACTTTGTTAGTAGTATTTTTCCAGAAGAAGAAATACCTATTTTATGGGAATATATGGGATATATTATTTATTCTAAATTAGAGTTAAAAAAGTTAATGATTTTAGTTGGTGATGGACACAACGGTAAATCTAAATTTATTAGATTAGTAGAAGAAGTTATCGGTGATGATAATATTTCTCATGAGCCATTACAAGAACTAACAAATAACAAATTTGCATTAGGTAACTTATTTGGAAAAGTACTAAATAGTTATGCTGATTTATCACAGAATTCACTTGAGGATACTGATAAAATAAAATTATTAACAGGTGACGATAAAATAAGAGGTGAGTTTAAATTTAAAACAGCTTTTTATTTTGACAATACAGCAAGAAATATATTCTCATGTAATATACTACCAAGTATTACTCACTATGACGCACAATTCTTTGATAGACTTTTGATATTGCGTTGTCCTTATAGATTTGAAATAGGTAAAAACGCAGATATGAATATATTGGATAAAGTGTTAACCGAAGATGTGAAGAAAGCATTTTTAAATAAAGCAATAGCAGGGATAAACAGGCTAAGAATAAATAAAACATTTACATATTCACCAATGATTCAACGTGAAACTAATCAATACAGATATAGCAACGATAGTGTATCAGATTTCTTACATCAACATGTAAGAGAAAAATTAGACCAGAATGTTTGGGTATCTAAGAGTGTAATGTATGATGAATATGTGGAATTCTGTAAGCATAATGGTAGAATGCCACTAAGTAGTCAGAAATTCTCATTCAGAGCTAAAGATGCACCACACTTTTTAAAAGAGTTTAGACCATTTGATAGTAAAAAGAATAAACAAGTATATGCATGGAAAGACGTTGAATTAGTAAATCCTACAAAACTTAGGGAGGTTAATCTAAAATGAAAATAGCTTTTGTGAAAGACCACAGAACTAGGGGAAATAAATTAAATAATTCATTCTTTACTCATAAAGAATTTAAGTTAATAAATAAAGTTTTGAATTATCATTTATTAGACGTTGATCCACAATTTCTATTTTGGGAGGACTATACTACAACGGATGAATTATTTAATGAATTAGAGAGTCATGTATTGGTAATTTTTGGGGAAAAGGCTTCTAAAGATATACTAAATAGACAAAATAAATCAGATACAATAAGTAAATTGCGTGGGCTGTATTATTATAAAAATGATGTGTTTATAATACCAACGTATAATGTATATAAAGTGCTTATTAGCCCTAAAAAGTATTTTGATTTTTTAGACGATATTGGTAAAATATCAAAACTATATAATATGAAAACTCCTGAAAACTATAAAACAAATACAGTAATTATTGATAATTTAAAAGATGCAAAAAAAGCATTTAACAATCTAACAGGTTATTTATCTGCAGATATTGAAACACAAGGGTTAAACTATATGCTTGATAAAATTATTGCTTTTGGCGTAGGTAACGATAAAAAACAATATATATTCACAAAAGAACTATTTGAAAATAAGGAATTTATAAAAGAACTAAAAGTATTTATGGAAGATGAAAACACAAAACTCATATGGCATAATGGAAAATTTGATACTAAATTCTTTATATATCAACATGGAATAAATGCTAAAATGGATCATGACACTATGTTATTAAGTTATTCAATAGATAGCAGACGTGGTATCCATGGGCTAAAAGAATTAACTCGTAAGTTATTTAATGTAGCAGATTACGATGCAGAACTAAAAAAGCATATACCTAAAGGTGGAACTTTTGATGACGTTCCTAAAGATATTTTACACGAATATTTGGGATTTGATGTGCTATTTACTTATAAGCTATATGAGTATTTTATAAATAAAATGAATGAAAGAACTAATAAAGTATATTATAATCTTTTTATTCCAGCTAATTACTTTTTAAGAGATGTAGAATTAAATGGATTAAAGCCAGATTTCAATTATCTACAAGAACTAAAGAAAGAATATACTAAAAAATTAAAAGATATACAGGAAAGACTAGACACAATAGTTAAAGAATGGGGCTTCAATGGTGAGGATTACATGAGAAGCACAGGAATGAAAAGTTTTAAAGGTGGGAAATTTAATGTAGATTCAGTTTATCAACTAAGATATGTAATATTTGATATTATTGGATTACCTCATTATCAGAGGACAGAAACCACAGATGCAGATGCAAGAGCTTACTGGTTAGAATATTTACAAATACCAAGAAAGCCTAATCCTAAAGACTTTGACGATAAGCAAGAATACGAAATTGCACTACAAAAATATAAATCAGACTTAAAAGTTTGGCTTAATGAAAATAAAATAAATGAATTTATATACAAATTTGACAAGTACAAGATACTAAAGAAAAATTATTCATCATATATTAAGGGTTATCTTGACAAATTATATCCAGATAAAAGATTGCACTCATCTTTTTTAATACACGGTACAGAAACAGGTAGACTGTCAAGCACAAGTCCTAATGTGCAAAATATACCAAGGGATAAAAAGTTAAAAAATATTATTAGTGTGGAAGATGGAAATATCTTAATTGAGTGTGACTATTCACAGGCAGAATTAAGAGTATTAGCAGAACTAACTCAAGATGATTTTTTACGTAATGTATATGCAAGTGGTGATGATTTACATAGTAGAGTTGCAGAAGAATTATTTGGTAAAAATTTCACAAAGGAAGAAAGAACTAAAGCTAAAGGAGTTAACTTTGGTTTAGCTTATGGTAGAACAGAGTATTCATTAGCGTTAGAATACGATATGAGCATTGAAGAAGCACGAGAAGTTATAAAAGACTGGTTTATAAAAATACCAACTGCTGGTAAGTTTATAAATAAAACAAGACTAAATCCTATAAAGGGAATAGAAACAATTACACCATTAGGTAGAAAAAGAGAATTTGGGCTAATAACTAACTCGAATAGAAAGAATATAGAGAATGAAGCAATAAACACACCTATTCAGTCAATAGCTTCTGATATGACCTTATTGTCGGGTATTGAACTAAATGAATGGCTAAAACAATTTAAGGTTGGGAAGATTGTAAATATAGTGCATGATGCTCTATTAATAGAGTGCAAACCTGAAAATGTAGACTTTATAGTTAAAAAAACAATGGAAATTATGGAAAATGTACCTAAGAAATATTTAAACGCCAGTATACCTTTTGTGGCAGATGCAGAAGTAGCAACGCACTGGGGTAATAAAATAGATTGGAAAGAGGGTATGAATTATGATAATTGTCGTTGAAGGGTTAGATAGATGTGGTAAAACTACGTTAATTAATAAATTTAAAAATGAATATCAAGTAGATATAATTAGATATCCAGATTATAATGGGATTTTTGGAAAAGAAATAAAGGATCATTTATATGGAATAAATCCAGTAGAAGATGAAACACTTGATAAATACTTTTTTTATAATATCTTAGCAGGATTTAATACTTTAAATAAATATAGATATAACCACAAAAAACACCTAATTATTGACCGTTGGCTTTATTCAACGATAGCTTATAGAAACGGGGTTAACTCACAACATATTTATGAAGCAATTTCGATACTTAGACCCGATTTAGTCATTTATATAGATAAACCCCCACTATTTGATGTGGACAATAGACTATCTAAAGAACAAATATATGATGATAATTATGAAATACAACAGAAAGCAAGAAAAAGATATAAAGATATATTCTATGCTAGAGAGCCATCATCAAATAAATTAAAAACAATAAATCACGTTATAATGCAATATAGATATGAAGAAATAGATAGAATGTACAACACCTTTAAAAAGATAATTCTACAAAATATCTATAAGAACGCAATTTCGTAATAAAAGAATAATTAAGTGTTAATTAGTTGGTAACATTAAACAACATTCTTTATGCTATAATGGTAATACAACAATCATAAAGGAGGAATAAAAAATGAGTATAGTTTCAAAAGAGTTAATTAATTCTATTAGCAAGAAACATTTATCGACTTCAAGTAAAACAACTTTTCAAACTTGTAGACAAAAATGGTTACTCTATAAGTTATTTACACCTAAGGTAGAGAAAAATTATTTTAAGTACGGTACACTGTGGCATTATGCACTTGAAATATTTTACTCTAATCAAGATGAGAAACTTATAGAAGAAGCAGTAAACAGAGAAATTGAGGACTACAAAAATAATAATTTAGTAATGGAGGAAGAAGTAACAGAGCTTAATAATCAATTAGATACCCTCAGTATTTTGTATAAATTCTACAAAGAATGGGCTAAAGAAAGAGATAATTTTAAGGTAATTGATGTGGAAAAAGAAGATATACTAGAGATAGACGGTACGGAGATAAGAGTTAGATTAGATGCAATTGTAGAAGATGAAATGGGTGGTTTGTGGGTACTAGAACACAAAACGGCAAAACAATTTGACGAAGAAAAATACGAAATAGACCAACAAGTTTCAATGTACACTTATGTGGCTCAAAAGATATACGGAAAGAAATTTGAGGGAGTAATAATTAACTTATCTAAGAAAGGCGTTAAGCCAGAAACAGAACTCCCAAGGTTAAAGAATGGTGGACTTAGTAAAGATAAAAATAAATACAAAAAAATACCATATCCAATATTAGAAAAAATTGTAAGAGAAGAAGGATTAGAAGGCTTTGATGAAATGCTTAATCAAATGAAAAATGATAACTATTTTTTCAAAAGAGTTTATGTAAAAAGAACAGAAGAAGAATTAGATTTGTGGTTAGAACAAATGAAAGAATTTATTAAAGAATATAAAAACACAGATTCATATCTACCTAATCCCAACTGGACTTGTCACAACATGTGTCAATTTTATGATGTATGTAAAATGTATTTAAAAGGTAGAGATCATAAAGACTTGTTAAATAGTCTATATGATTTAAGAAAAGATAAACAAGAAGAAATGGAAAGTAAAGAAGATAAGGAGGATTGAAAAAATGAAAATAAAAGTTTACATAGGAGATAACCACGAAAGATTATTTGATATTTTAACAAGATTAGAAGAAGAAACAGACGTTAAATGGTTTTATGGCTCAAAGCCCACTGAAAATTCAGCCCTATCATTTGTACATGTAAATTATTTAATTTATACAGATGGACAAATAAACAAATATTTACAAAATCAAAAATATTTTATTAAACATGACACTGTAGAAGATATGAAAAATATTGATAAAATTTCAGAAGTTACTCCTAATAATTTTGTATCAACAATAAAAAAGATACAGCCTAAAGTAGAAAATAAAGTTGAATTAAATATTGACAATTTTTCTAATGGGCTTGAAAAAATAATAAAAAATTTTATAAAAACATATTTTATGGAAAATACTGACAAATCGGATAAGGAGGATTTAAAATGAAAAAAGTAGTTACGCCTAATCTAAATAAAAGAAGAACAATGCTTTTTTATGGGGATTCAGGTACAGGTAAAACAGTATTAGCTTCAACAGCACAACTCCACGATAACTACAAAAATGTGTTTATGATTGACGGAGAGGGAGGATATAGCTCAATTGCAAGTTATATGGGGGATAAAGCAAAAGATATGCTTATATATCCAGTAGACACTTTAGCTGATTTAGAAGAAGTTGCTGAGTGGCTAATGAAAAGAGAACAAGCACAAAGATATTATAAAGAAGCAAAGAAGCCAGAAGAAAAGAAAAGATATAGAGATATATTAATCGAGCAAGAACAAGCTATTAGAGATGATGTAACAGAGCCAACTATAATAAACACGATAGTACTTGATTCATTAAGTAGATTTCAACAAATGGCTATGGCTGAAATTGTAGGAGATAATTCTACATTAGACACTAATAGATTCAAAAAAGCAAGTTTCGACCATTGGGGAAAAAATAAAAAAGTATTAAGAAATTTAGTAAATATAATGTTTAATCTACAAAATTACAATTTAATATTCTTAGCTTTATCAAATGTAAAAGAAATTAATGGTGAAGAAAAAATAGTGCCATTTTTAGAAGGAAATTATGTGAGAGAAGTAGGAGCAAATTTTGATATTGTAGGTTATTATGAGAAAAGCTATGACAGAAAGGCAAAAGAAGATGTAAGAATATTGTATTGGGATAACGCAAATGCAATAACTAAAAACAGATTTTCAGACGGTAATTCACAAAAAGACGAAAACAAATTTATGGTAAATCCAACTATCGAGAAGATAGAAAAATTTATAGGAGGTAAGTAATATGGGATTATTAAACAACGATTCAAAAACAAAAACAGTAGATTTTTCACAGGTGAAAGACAATTTTGAGCCATTACCAGAAGGTATTTACAACGCTGAAATAACAGGTGTAGAAGAAAAAGAAAGCTCAACAGGAAATCCAATGTATGTGTGGGAAATAGAAGTAGATAACAAAGACGGTGGAACAGCAAAAGTTAAAGATTTTATGTCATTAACAGAAGCAGCATTATGGAGATTGAAAGAATTAGTATTGGCAACAGGAATTGCTACAAAAGAAGATCTAAAAGGTAGCTATGATTTTGACCCTAACGAAGTAATGGAAATACCAATTAAAGTACAACTTGAAGTAAGTGAATATAACGGATACAGAAATAACAAAGTAAAACATTTTTTAAAGTCAGACTCAGATAAACAAGGTTTAGTGTGAGTTATCAATTAGTGGAGGGGTAACTCTCCACTTTATTTTATAAAGGAGGATATAAAATGACTAGATGGACAGAGCTATTTGATAATCAAGAAAGTGGTAAAGCAATAGGCTTTGTAAGTGGAATTAGAGAGGATAAATTTGGGTGTGTTTTATTTGTTTCGGATAAAGATAGAACTATTAACTTAAGAATATGGAATGTGCAAAAGCATGAAATATCTCAAACATTAGAAAATTTTGTTATATGGGATTTTGATTATTCTAAATATAATGATAAATACAAATCAATGGTTATTGAGGATATTGATTTAGTAGGATTAAAAACAATTGAAAACGATAAAGACTTTTTTGATAGTATTTTTAAAAAAGTAGATTCACAATTGTACTTGAATAAAATAAGAGAAATAATAAATTTCAATATTGAAGACGATAATCTAAAATCAGTATTAGAAGATATATTAGATACATATAGGGAAGATTTTTTAAATCAAAGAGCAAGTACACAGTATCATCACAGCTATAAAGGTGGATTAATATTTCATACATGGCAAGTTATGGAAATAGCGTTAAATAATAGTAGACAATTTAAAGATGTACATTTAGATATTATACTTGCAGGAGCTTTCATGCATGATTTGGGAAAACTATTTTCTTATGACGAGAATGGATCAATTACAGAAAAAGAAAGAAAGATAGGATATCATATTGTAGGAAGTCTTGAGATAGCTTATAAATTTTTAAAAGATATAGACTACATTGACGATATAATTCATATAATAACAAGTCATCATGGTTGTAAAGAATGGGGAGCTTTAGTAAGTCCTAATACATTAGAAGCAACTATTGTGTTTACAGCAGATATGTTAAGTTCTCATGGTGAATATCAATTATTGGAGTGATTTTTATGATAATAGAAAATTTAAAGCATCAATTAAATGTATATAAATCAAGAAGAAGTAATTTATATCTTCATATTTTAGACAATGAAATTTTAGATGAAATAAGTCAATTAGACATAGTTATACAGGAGTTAGAACACACGATTAATGCTTATGAAAATACCATTAAATTGCCATTCAAGGAAGTGATATAATGATTTACTTAGGAGTTGATCCGGGGTATAGTACAGGAATTGCAATAATGAATATACCAGAAAATATAAAAATACACCCTAATAAACCTTTTAATAAACACTTATTAGATACAAAAACACTTGAGGGATATATAAATTACAAAAATTTATTAAAGGATGTCAAACCTAATAAAGTTATAATAGAAGATTATAGATTGTATCCTTCTGTGGCTCAAGCAAAAAGTTGGGATAAAATGATAGAAGTTAGGATATTAGGGGTAATTGAATATATAACAAAATGTGAGAACATAGATTATGTTTTACAACCACCAGCAGACAAATTTTTCTATACAGATAAAATATTAACAGCTATGAAATTAAAACAAAGTGTAAAACATGAAAATGACGCAATAAGACATATTCTACACTATTACGATAGGAAGTGATGTAATTGATTATAGACTTAAAAAGAAAGGCAAATGGAGAGTTAAAGCATTTAAAGCTATATTATGAAAGAGGAGAGTATTCAAAAGGAATTGAAAGTAACCCTGATTTTAGAAAACAAAGAGATGGATCATTTAATTTCCCACTTAATTGGAGATTAGTTGAGCATTTATTAGAGCAGTTTGATGTAACTCTAAAAGACCAAGCACTAAAATGGTTTAATGGAATACAAAAGAAAAAAGAAAAATTAAAACTAATTTATAACAAAGATAGAATACCACAACAAGATAAGCATTTATATGATTTTCAAACAGTAGACGTTGAGATGTTAAAAAATATGAAAAGAGTAATAAATGGTAATGACATGGGATTAGGAAAAACAATCGAGGTTATTAGTGCATTAAAAGAGATAAAAGCTAAAAAAGTTTTAATTGTAGCTCCTGCAAGTTTAAAGTATAACTGGGGGAAAGAAATAAATAAATTTTCTGATTTCTCTTATGTAACTACTGATTATAAGCAAATGAAATATAGGAAAGAAGAACTAACAAAAGACGTTGAGATATATATTGTAAATTATGAAATGGTTAGAAAAGATAAATATCCTGAATTATTTAATGCAAAATATGACGTTATAGTTGCTGATGAAGCACACAAATTAAAGAATCCAAGCACTAAAGCAGTAAAAGGATTTATGGAATTAAAAAGTGAGTATTTGTGGTTATTAACAGGTACAGCTATAACAAATACTATGGAGGATTTGTGGGGCTTATTACATATTTTAGATGAGAAAATGTTTACTAATAAATTTAATTTTATAGAGCAATTTTGCATAACAACATTTAATCCATTTGGTAGCGCTCCACTAATAGTTGGAAACAAGAACACAGAAGAATTACAGTCTATATTATCTTTATATATGTTTAGGAGAGAGAAAGAAAATACATTAAGTTTACCAGATAAAATTTATCAAGATATTTATGTGAAGTTAGAAGGAAAGCAAAAGAAAATATATGATGACTTAGAAAAACAAAGTTGGACAGAATTTTCAAACGGAGAGTTATATAAAATAGATAATGCAATATCTTTATTATTAAGATTAAGACAAACTACGCTAAACCCTTCTATTATTGGAGGAAAAGATGAATCAGTAAAAACGTCTACTCTACTAGACATATTAGAAGATACTAATAAACAAGTTATTATATTTTCGTGGTTTAAAGGTTATGTAGATATTCTGTACAATAAGCTAAAAGATAAAGGATATTCTATAAGTAAAATGACTGGTGATACGCCACACAAAGATAGAAGAAAAGCAGTTGATAATTTTGTGAATGGCAAAAATCAGTTATTCTTGGCAACGATTGGATCAGCAGGAGTTGGCTTAAATTTACAAAATGCAAGTACCGTGATTTTTATGGATAAACCATATAGTCCTCATTTAGTAAAACAAGCCGAAGATAGGGTATACAGGAATGGACAAAAA